GTTCAATTGTTTTTAATTGATTCAAATGTTGTTGCAATAACAAATCATAACGAAATGGTAAATGCCCTTGAAATTGCTCAAAAATTTCTTTTACTTGTTCTTCTGTGTATAGTTTCATTGCTCACCTCCTCCGTAGTTTAATGGTACTTCAATTACTTGTACTCCGCAATGGTCTGCGTTATCCCACAAAGTTGAATCATCACAATTTAGAATATCTAATAGATGCCTTGCTTCTTCTTCCGTTGTTTCTTTGGTATTGTAGATGATGAGAGTTCTTTTTGTAGTTATTGGTGCTAAATTCATAATATGTTTCTTAATCATTGATTCATGAAATTTTTCTGGGTAATTTTTAAGGTAATCTCTAATCGCCTCAGCAGTGTTTAGCAATTGTTCTTCTGTGTATAGTTTCATTGCCGTTTGTTGTTTATTGTTTGTCATGTCAATATCCTAAATCCTTTTTAACTGATGATTGTCTGTCTTGGCGTTCGTTGTACTTCTTGCCACGCAATTCGGGTGTTTCTTCTTGAACCAATCTGCGAACCCTTGTGATGGTGTCCGATGATGTTAGTTTACCAAATGCCATCAGTTTGAAGAATGTTTGTGTTGGGGTACTTGATGCGGGATAGCCGTGGGCTTCCATTTCAAGTTTCCAGAACCACGCCACCAATTGTTGGTCGTTGTCTTTGAAGTCGGAGTATTGGGTTAACAACTCAATCACCGTTTTTTTAATGTCCATTTTCATATTTGTCAATTCAAAGATATATTTTAATTTCAAAATTCAAAAGGGTTTGCAACTTTTGGTGCGATATTTTCTTTGTACATGGTACGCCCTCCGATGTAATTGGTATCAATGATTCCACATTCCCCGTGTCGGTTCTTGGAAATAATCAATTCCGCATTCTCAATTTCGGGTTTTTCGTTCTCATATACGGCGGGGCGAAACGGGAACATTACTACATCCGCATCCTGTTCAATTGCACCCGATTCCCTTATGTCGGATAACAACGGGCGTTTGTCGGATCGTTCTTCTGGTTTACGGGATAACTGGGCCAAAACGATAACTGTGATGTTCAATTCCTTTGCTAACAACTTCAACCCCCTTGAAATTTCCGCAATTTCTTGTTCGCGGTTCTGCTTTGTGCCTTTCATCAATTGGATGTAATCAATCACCAATAAATCCAACCCGTGTTTTGCCTTGTGTACTTTGGCTTTGGATTTGATTTGCTGAATTGATGCGTTTGGTTCTTCATCCACATAAAAATCAACCTCGCTTGTATTCACCGCATGGCACAATTGATTCACTTCGTATTCCTTCAATGTAGCGTTGCGAATCTTCCAATTCAATATGTCCGTGATTAATGAAAAATATCGTTTGGCTAATTGTTCGCCACTCATTTCCAAACTGATGAACAACCCTTTGCCATCCAACTTGCAAAATTCATACATAAGCGATAACGCCAATGCCGTTTTACCCATTCCAGGTCGTGCAGCCATTACAATCAAATCACCCGCGTTCCAACCCCCCAACATTCTATCCAATGATTTCCACCCCGTTGGTTTGCCCGTGATGGTTTCACCGCGTTTAATTGCCTCCGTGATGTTATCCAATGCCAATGCACTTATCTTGTGGATGGAAACGGGATCGTGTATTGTTGTGAACTTGGTGTTATCAATGACCGATTGTGTGGATTCAATCAATGTTTTCAAATCCGTGGTTAAATCAATCTTAGCCAGATTCTCAATAAATTGTTTGTGTAGGAACTTTTGTTCCAACCGCGGGATGTATTCGCTGACATTGGCAACATCGTGTACATTCTGCCCAATGCGGATGACCTCAACCCGTTGTTTGTGTTCCATCCCTTCCGTCAAACTCATGTAATCAATCGGTTCGTTGTTGAAATACTTTTCAATCATCCGTTTAATCACCTGGCGATGCAACGATGTTTCAAACCACGATTCTTTCATCCGTGGTAACAATGCCCGTGTTTGCGGGTAAAACAATAATTGTCCTAATATATGTTCTTCTATGTTATTCATAATCTGCAATGTTAAATCTTTTCATCGTTGATTGGGTGGTTTGATTTGTGGATGGCGGTTCTAATTTGGCAATCCATTGTGATGCTGCGGATTTCCACTTTTGAATTTTGGCCCCGCCCTTTCGTGTCCAATTCATGGATTCCCAATAATGGAAAAACGCGGCGGCCTCCTTTTGATTAAATTGATTTTGTATAAACCAATCAACACATTCTTCTAATGTCGGATAAATGCGTTTTGGCGGGGGGGCTGTTGTTTCTTCTTTTTCTTTTTGGGAATCAAAATCACAAAGTTCCTTTGTAAGATTATTACTTTGTTCTTTTATTATTTCTTTGTATAGTACCCGATTATCGGACTGTCCGATTTTCGGTAACTCCGTAGATTGGTCAATCCGTTGTTCATTTAATACGGGTTCTTCATGCACCATGTGGTTCCATCCCCGCATCAAATTTGTATTGGTATCAATCATTTGCACGGAAACAATGTATCCTTTTTGTTGCAACCCTTTCCAGGCGTTGTTGAATCGGTGTCTACCCATGTTCAATGATTTGCCAAATGCCATTTTATACACAACCCAATCTTCGGGCAATGATAACAAGTGAACCAAAATTGATTTTTCCTCGGCGGTGAGTGTTAAACTTTGCAGAATTTCGTTGTTGACTGGGGTGTATCTGCTTTTCCCCGTTTTTTTGCTTCTAATAATTTGCCCTAAATTTTCCATAAAAAATAAAGCCCTTGAACAAACTACCAAGTGCGAGTTGATAATTTGCCAAGGGCAAAAGGTCATGTTTAGTTATCTCGCACATAACTGTAATACGCAACAAATATAAAAAATTAATCTATATTTGCAAAGTCCTTTTTGTTATTTGTCATATCAATTGGATTGGGGGGCTTAATTGCCCCCTTTTCATTACAAATCTAATTTCAATTGTATGGCAATATCATTGGCGGTTTGTTCATCAAACCATCCGTTTTTGAATCCGCGATTAATCCATTCACGCTTTTTGTATTGATCCACTTGTATGGCCCTTTGCCTGGCCATTGTTGAATCCGTTTCGGCGTTGTACAATGTATATGCCTTGTCTTGAATACGAATGGTTTGTTGTTTATACACCCATCCCGTATCCTCCAAGTGCGACAACATACCCGTACAACTTTGATGCGGTATTTTTAACACATCACGGAAATGCAATATGGTTTGTGGCTTAACCAATAATGATTTGTAAATTAAATGGGACATTGACTTCGCTTTCCCAGATTCAATTATTGTCCTAAATGCTTCGTATTTTGCTAATGATTTGTTCATTCTTTTTCCTTTTTAAGTTGGTACAACGCTATCATCGCCACAAATAAAAATCCTAACCCCATTCCACCCGCGATGATTTGGGCCATGATTGGATAATGCACAATGCAATACCCATATGCCAATCCCAGAACGATTGTAGTAAATACGATTAGGATGTTTTTCATTTTACGGCTTTGATTAAAATTGAATCTTCGTTGGAAACATACTGTGCGGGTTCGTATACCTCGCCCGTTTGCTCGTTTAGGAACAATCCTTTGTTCATGTTCTTGTACGCCATTTGGTGCAGTTTCTCGCGTTCCTTTAATGCGTTTTTGAGTTCCACCACCTGGGGGATGTGGTCGTATGAATAACGCCCCGCACCCGCTTTTCGTGTTATCTCATAACCCATGTACACTTGCCCGTTCCATTTGGATGCTTCGTTCAATGCCAATGGTTTGATTTGATCTTGAAAGTTCTTGATGGTATCCGCCAATTCTTTTAATTCAATGTGGAATTGTAGGGGGCAGTAATTGCCACCCCCTATTTCCAACATCGTGTCCGATAGTTGCTCAATCATTTTTTTCATCAGAACGGCAAGTCATCGTGTGAAACTGGTTTCAATTGTGCCAAGGTGTCTTGACCATCCACCACGAACTTTTCAAACACTTGGGCGTAGGCAAGTATTTCATGTAACTTGATGTCACCATTGATGACCAAATCACCCGCAACCTTCAATACACTCATACGGGTAATGCGTTTGTCCGTTTCGGGGTCCTTTGGTTTTGGTGTAAATGCTTGCGCACCTGGTTGTGCCATCACGGGTGCAATCTTGTAATAAATGCGGTCTTTGAATTCCTTGGATGTGATGGTGTAATCGGTTTCCACACCCACTTTGAATTTGGTTTGATCCGCACTTTTGGATGCATACTCACCCGAATCGCCATTGGCAAAGGTGATTTCAAATTTGTACAATGTGCCGTACTGACCATTGTAAGTTCCGTTGGCAGTTACATTGGTTACTGCGCTTCTTTTTTGTTGTTCCATACTATTTTGTTTTTTAATTGGTAGTTTAGTTTTGTGAGAATCTCAAATTGTTTTTCCATTGATAATCCGTTTCGTTTGAATTGGAATTTCCAGGTGGTAACTGTTGCGTAGTTGGCGTGTAATAACTCCGCCAACTCTTTGTTTGACTTGTTAAATACTTGTGTTAGTGCTTCGTGTGTTGTCATAGTGATTGTAATCGTATTTGGAAAGCCATACCAATTGTAAATAGGTCGCTACCTTGATGTCCCGTAATTGTTATATGGCAAGTATCATCGTTGTTGTAATGCCTTTCAACAATTGAAATGTGTTTATACCTATCTTCTGATAATATGTCTTGGAATTCTTCCATCCAATCAATGAATAAAAAATATATAGTTGTCATTTTGCTTTGCCTTTGTACATTCTACGCTGAACCAACATTTGAGTGAACTCATTGAATTCGGGGATGTACTCATCCTTTTCAAACTGGTAGGGGGTTGCTTCGGGTGTTTGTTCGTAACGCTTGTTGTTGCGTTTGATGCAGTGCCATGAATAACCAATGGCAAATGCAATGGGTGTTCCGATGATTAAGTAAATGATATCCATGTTATTTGTCTTTTCAAAAATAGGTTAAAGTATTTGCAATTCCAAATTAAATGCGTTTTAAAATAAAATCAAACGCTTCGTGTAAAGTGACTGTGCGGTAAATTTCAGCCATGCGAAAGGCGTGTTCGTAGGTTGGTGCATACCATGTTTTGGTGTACAATTCCTTTCCGCTTTCTGTGCGATAAACACATTCGTATATGTTGATGATTGCTTCCATAGTTGTAAGTGGGGGCATTAAGCCCCCGTTGAGATTCTATATTCTGTTGGAACTTTCTTGGCACATTCGCTACCGATTGGCATTGTCCATGCGTCATCGTATTCGTTTGTGTCGTTTGCTGGGTACATATCGCCACCCCAAATGGTGTTGATAAAGAATTTAGGTTCTTTGATACCTTGACCGCAACAAGCGCAAGTACCATAAAATGATTCTTGGTTGGCGTAGTACTTTTCTTGGTTTTTTGCGAACATCTTGCTCTCAATTCTTGGGATGCTGATGATGTTTTTTGGTTCGTTTGTCATTTCCATGATTCAAAAGAACAACAAATAATTTGTAATTCCAAATTTCAAATGGTCTAACACACAAAAAAAGTGAGCAAAAACCCACTTTATTTGTAAATGGTTACTTTTCCTTTGTAAGTGACTTCAACATTTCAATCAAACGGGGGCAAGGATACACATCCGCTTTGTCGGGGCGAACTGAATTGTGTGTGTAAACGCCAGGTTCATTCTTCAATGCTCGTTTGGTTACTGCCCAAATATCTTCATTGTAGGTTAAATCAATGCCGTACTTTTCATTCCATAGGATCAACAAGTCCTTAACGGATTGAATCTGTTCGTCTGTGTACTTATGCCATAACTTGTATCCTTTGTA